TCTCTTTGTTGGCTGGATACTACTGAGAGCGGCGTACACGCAAAGTGCCCGCCGGCACCACCTTCGGCCTGACCGCCCTTGTGTTGCTGAGTAAGGATACGAAAAGGCGGGGCGCTCTCGCCGGGGTCATTAGTCACATAGGAGGCTGAGATGAAAGCTGGCATTTGGGACTCTGACGACATGGAGCGTCGGCTGAATATGCACCTTGCCGAATACCGCAACACAAGCGGGCATTACCGGCAGATCAAGCGCCGTGCCATCCTCATCTGGATTTCTTGGATACGCAAGGTGAGGGCCGGGCAGGAGCCATAGGTTCCGAGAAGCATACGGATAATTGGAGGCTGTAATGGTTACATTTGGTTCGGTGGTCCGAGGGTGGCGCATTGCGGGCAATCTTTCGGGTAAAGCCCTTGCAACCCAGCTGGGCATCTCGGAGCAATATCTGAATGACATCGAAAGGGATCGCCGCAACCCGCCAAAGGACGCCATTATCGAACTGATTGCCGAGGCGTTAGGTGGTCCGACCGACTTCTTTTACTATGCTGCGGACCGGCTACCGCCCGACTGTCGGGGGTTCAATGTCCTCGCATCCACCGTAGTCGTAGGTTTTGAGAGGCTTCGGGCGACACTTCACGAAGAAGATTAGTTCCGAGAACTGCCAATCTCATTACCGATCTAGGAATGGGGGTGAGGCTTATCACTGATGAAGTCCGATACGAAGCAACTACGGCAACGGGGCGCTTTATCCGTGGGGGAGATGGCGCTCCAGAGCCGCTTATCGAAGGTGAGCAAACACAATGCCACACGGCACACACAAGAACGCAGAGGCACACCGCGAGTATATGCGGGAGCGCTACACCAGGCTCAAGGACGACCCCGAGTTCAGAGAGCGCACACGCGCCGCTCGGAGGCGCTATAGGCTCCGATGGTATGGCCGCCAGGAGGATGAGCCTCGCAACATCGTGCGAATGGTTGGAGAGGAGAGGGCAGCGTGAGCAATGGTGGAAATGTGCAGTTTGTTGCTCCTGGGGAGCGTGGGTGGTAAAATGTTTATTGCTACACCTACACACCGGAAAGACCGTATACTATCTAACAGAGTCCGCTTTTGCGCGTGAGGTGTAGCAGCCGGTGCACGTGTGAGGCGGATTTTGTTATGTGTTTGGAGTTTCGTTATGGAACACAGGTTGACGGATGCCGAAACAGCGGCATTGAAGGCGCTGGTAGAGATCATCAAGACCAACCCTCGCGTTGTTAGGATTGCGCTGGGACTTGCTACTGAAGCCGATATGAAGGCGCAGCAACTTGAGCGTGACCAATTCGAGCAATGGCGGGCCGATGTCGTCAAGCGGCAGGCGGGGCGATCATGACAGCGGGCGGGGCGGGTAGTATACCGCCGCCTCTGAACTTCGCAGCCTGGCGGGCTGTGGGCGGTTATCCGGCCTCCAGCCACACCCGCGAGGATGCGAAGCCCAACGGCGCCGACCCGCACGAAGAACCGGCTCAGGCTGCGCCAGGCGAGGACGATGCATACAAGACGCCGGGGCTTACCAAGGTTTGGAAGTCTGATGAACCGGAGGCCCGCCAATTCGCTGTGGCAGGTATTGTGCCGGATGGCGCTGTCACGCTCTTTTATGGCGACGGCGGCCAGGGGAAATCTTACATAGCCCTCGCGCTTGCAATGCTTTCCTGTATGGGCCAACCTTTCCTCGGCCGATATGTCGAGCAGCGGCAAGCACTTTACATCGATGCTGAGTTGGACGTTACCGAGTTCACCAGGCGGGCGTACAAGCTGGCGCGCGGCATGGGCGTCTCGAGACCTCCTGACGGCTTGCATTATTACCAGCTCGCCGGCTCTCTCAGTGAGCAGGTCGTGCAAGGTCGCGTCATGGCGGCACATCGGGAGAGCAAAGCCGGATTCGTGGTGCTGGATTCTCTCTCCATTGGCAGCTACGCGGCCGATGCATCCGATGCCTCTGACATGATCGGTGTACTGAAGTTCCTTGAACGCCTGGGCTGTCCCGTCATTGCCATTGACCACATAGCCAAGCCGATGCCAGGGGCCAACCTGAGCCAATACAGGGCCTTCGGTACAGTGTTCAAGGGCAATGTGGCCAGGTCTGCTATCCAGGTTATCAAGGCCGATGGCGGGGCTCTCACGCTCCTCCACAAGAAATCCAACTTCTCTGCGCTCTCCGATCCTTTACATCTGATCCTTGAGTTTTATGAGGACGATAACTCCGTGCGCGTTTCTCAAATAACAGCCGGCGACGAGAGGCTGGCCGGCATCGAGGAGAACCTACCGGCCGCCGAGCAGGTGCTCAGAGAGTTGGCCAAATACCCTGATGGCGCCCGCCCTGAGTTCCTAGCCACTGAACTCGATAAGTCCTTGAAAACCATCAAAAATAACCTATCGGTCCTCCATAAGCAGAACAGGGCTTATGCGGTAGGTGATGGTACCTGGAGGGCTCGATGATCCCGGTTGTCCCGATGTCCGTCCCGATGTCCCGATTGGTCGGGACTAACCGTGTCCCGATGTCCCGATCTCTTAAGAGATCGGGACATCGGGACACAATGTAATGAGGTGTCTATGATGTCTAAACGACGTGTTTGTACTAACTGCGGCCTGCGGGAGCCTGATACCTGGTGGATCAGCAGCTCGGGTAACTGGTGCGAGCGATGTATGGGCGCGGTCAGGCTGAGAGATTGGCAGCACAGCCAGGAGAAGCGTGAATACTGGCAATGGCTGCAGCACACCGACCATAAGCCTTATATACCGGAAAAGGTAGGCAAGAATGAAAAACGATACCGTGGGTAAAACAGGCGACCTTATCGCGACGCTATGCTGTCTGTGCCTTCGCCCGATAGCAGCCGGCCAGCAGATGCACTACATGGGCCAGAACAACGTGGTACGCAACGTTTGGGCTCATAGGTCATGCTGGGACGCGCGCTATCACGGCCAGGTGGGGCTGAAGGACAAGCAAGAGCCACAGGAGAAGCAGGCGGGGTTGTGGGAGGTTTCGGAGTGAGTGAAACAATCTGGTTCATAATCGGCCTGATGATTGGTGCCGACCTCGTTTGGTTGGGCATGATCGTGTCCGAAGCAGCGAGGCGCAAGTGATAGCCCCGAAGCGAACCGATGCCAACCACAAAGAGATATGCCAGGCTCTACGCCAGGTGGGCGCTGTGGTGCTCGATGTCCATGCCCTACCTGGCTGCCTCGACCTCCTGGTGGCGTACAGAGGCGCTCTGCACCTTGTGGAGGTGAAGGACGGGGCGAAACCGGCACACGCTCGCCGGCTCACTGAGGCCGAGCAGGAGACGATAAGGCTACTGGCCAGTGTGGGTGTCGAGGCGCATGTGGTCAACTCGGTTGAGGATGCCCTGCGCGCTATCAATGCTATTATTTAGACAGGAGGAGGACTAACATGGACGATGAAGCGCAAAAGCAATACGATCTGCTGATATACGGCAATCATTACACCGACAAAGAGACAGGCGGGCGCATTGACCCGCGACTTGTGCAACTGAACGTTGAGGAGACTAAAGGCATGACAGAGGAACGACTGAAGGAAATCGAGGCGAGGGCTGCGGCTATCGTATGGCCTCCTGTATGGCGTGAGGTCGAGGGCATCATTGAGGAGGACATCCCCGACCTGGTGGCGGCGCTGCGGGAGGCTCAGGCTTTGTTGGGGGCTTTTGTCAGGGCACCTATCTTTCCACCAACTATGGGAGATTGCCCCTATTGCGCTGCGTTTGGCCCAGATCATGAATCCGATTGTCCCTGGCTCCTGGCTAAACAATACCTTGAAGCCCACCCACCAGATGCCCTGTAAGCGATTGAGAGCCTCGCAGAGCGCCCAGGATAGCGCCGTGGCTACAATGCCATTCATCAGGCATTATGCACAGTTTGTAGGTGCTGGGATTGACATAGCGCTGCTGAGGCTGATATGATGGCCGTGGGACTATGTTAGAACACGTTATGAACTGGACAATCAAACAACGCAAATTTATGGATTGGTTATCACTGCCCTCTGACGAACGGCTACCCACGACAGAAAAGTCGTTCGCTGAGGACATTGGCGTGAGCGTTATGACCCTGTGGCGCTGGAAGCAGTTGCCGGGCTTCTATGCCGAGGTGAACAAGTTAGTCGATGAGCATTTCGGAGACGACTACGCGCCCATCGTCGAAGCGTTCAAGCGCGAAGCTCGTAATGGCTCTTATCAGCATCAGAAAACCTATTTCGAGATGCTCGGTAAATATATGCCCAAACAACAGGTTGAAGTCACAGGCGGGGTGAACGTGTATATGCCCGACAATCAGCGAGAAGATAAGCCTGAGTGACAACGCTATTATCGACCAGGCCCAAGACGCGAGAAATCCGCCCGCAACCAAAGCAGGAGATGTTCCTGTCAACGCCGGCGGATATTGCTATCTTCGGAGGGGCAGCCGGCGGCGGTAAGACTTACGGCCTTCTCCTTGAACCTCTTAGACACATCAGCAACCCCAGGTTCGGTGCCGTGATCTTCAGGACGACTTACCCTCAGATAGCCAGAGAGGGCGGCTTGTGGGACGAAAGCGGTGAGCTTTACCCGCTTTTGGGTGCGCTGGCCAACGAGAGCGACATGGTCTGGCGCTTCCCTTCCGGTGCTAAAATCTCCTTCTCGCATATGCATTACGCTCGTGACGTAGAGGGCTGGAAGGGCGCGCAGATACCGCTTATCATGTTTGACCAGTTAGAGGAGCACGCCGAGCGCGTGTTCTTTTATATGCTCTCCCGCAACCGCTCGACTTGCGGCGTTCGCCCTTACATGAGAGCCACAGTCAACCCCGACCCTGATAGTTGGGTAGCTCGTTTCGTGGAGTGGTGGATTGACCAGGATACCGGCCTGCCCATCGAGGCACGCGCCGGCCATATCCGGTGGTTTGCTCGCAATGGCCAGGAGTGGCTATGGGCTGACACCCGAGCGGAACTGCTGGCAGAGCATCCCGAGCTGGAGCCTGACCAGCCCAAGAGCGTGACCTTCATCCCCGCCAAGCTGGAGGACAACCCGATCCTCACAGAGCGTGACCCCGGCTACAGGGCGAACCTGCTGGCTCAAGACTACGTGGACCAGCAGCGCCTTCTTCACGGTAACTGGAAGGTTCGGGCCACAGCGGGCAAGGTGTTCAATCGGGGCTGGTTTGAGATTGTCGATGCTGCTCCCGCCGGCGGGGAGTTCTCTGACGGCTGGGACCTGGCGGCCACCGAGAAGAAGAGCGCGGGGGATGACCCTGACTATACAGCGAACGTGTTTTCAAAGCTGGTGCACGGCACGCTTTATATCCTGGACGCGCAGCAAATGAGAGTGGGTCCAGCCGAAGTAAACCGGGTAATGCTCAACACGACTATCCAGCACGCACAGCACGCACAAAGCGAGGCCGGCACTTACCGCGTGAGATGGGAGCGAGAGCCGGGAGCATCGGGCAAGCGGGACAACCTCACTCTCGTGCGCCTGATGTCCGGCTACGATGCCCGCGGTGTGAGGCCGCAAGGTGACAAAATCACCCGCCTCAAGCCTTTGGCAGCCCAGACATTGGCGGGTAACGTGAAACTAGTGGCAGGCCCGTGGAATGAGATGTTCCTGAAGCATATGCACGCGCTGCCCGATGGCGATCACGACGACCTGGGAGACGCAGCCGAGGTATCCACGAGGCCGCTGATGAGGGCGGGACAGTTAGCAGAGACACAAGAGGATGAACAAGATGCATCGCAAGCTGCGTGAAGCAATCGCTGAAGAATGCTGGTACTGGTGCGAAATGAGAGCCGGGTGGCTTTGGAATACATTATGCCCTGATGACAAGGCGAGCTATTGGCTTGACTTTTTGCCTGCCTTTTTCGCAAGACGGTATTATGCAGCGTTGAACCGTAGAGTGGCAAGGGAGAATCGTAATGCCGCAGCGTAGTAAGCCCAATATTGTCGAGCGATTCCTCTATGGTCCCAACGGGGACCCACAGAGGCAGCGCAAGGCGGGCGACGATCACCTCTTTCAGGTAGACCCTTACCAGAACCTCATGCTGAATAACTGGTCAGCACCCACCGTGCCCATGTATCCCGCCGGCACCTACGGAGGGCGCATCCAGTACGCAGTCGAGGCCGGCGACCTGATAGACAACAGCGCCGTAATGGCCTGCATGAACTGGCTGATGCGTAACTTGCCCAAAGCTACCCCGCGTGTAGTCGTGCCCGGTGATGACGGTGAGGTGCCCGTGGAGAACCACCCGTTCACCAGGATGCTCAAGCGGCCCAACCCGTTCTATTCAGGCACTCAGCTTTTGAGGGCCACCGTCTGCTCGTATTACTGGGACGGGAACGCCTACTGGCGCAAGATACGCAACGGAGCCGGCCAGGTGATCCAATACTGGTATGAGCCTCATTGGACCATCCGCCCCGTTCGCTTGTCTGACGAGGACTTCGTCACCAAGTATCAGGTTTGGCGTAGGACGGGCGGGACAATGGGCCAGTGGTTTGATGTGCCCGTAGAGGACATCGTCCACTTCCGGTGGTCGTTCTCTGCATACAACGGGATGCTCGGCATGGCCCCCCTGGCGTCTGCCCTGCGCGATGTGTTCACCGATAACGAAGCCTCCAGGTACTCAGCCACCATGTTCCGCAACCTGGGCGTGGTAGGCGGCATTGTATCCTCCGGCTCTGAGGACTTGCCGATCAACAACGTGGACAAGCTGAAGGCGGAGCTGCAGGCGCTCACAACGGGCGACGAGCGCGGCAAGTGGCTGGTGGAGGATGTGCCACTCAACTTCGCCTTCCCCGCGAGTGACCCCACCAAGATGTCCACAAGGGAGAACCGCAAGATCAGCGAAGAGCGTGTGGCTGCTCTGTTGGGTGTGCCCGCATCCGTGGCGGGCTTGGGGGCAGGGCTGGACAGGAACACATACTCCAACGCGGACGATGCTATCCGTCGTGCATATGACGACAACATCATCCCCACCCTTGCGTCATGGGCTGAGGAGATAGACATACAAACGCTGCCCGATTTCACCTCAAAAGACGCCGAGACACTGGAGTTCGATACATCGCACATTAGCGTGCTCAGGGGCAACGTAGAGGCCCGCGAACAGAGCACAGCCGACCTGTACTCGAAGGGCGTTATCACGCGCGCGCAGGCCAAGATACGCATTGGCCTCAAGCCCGAAACAGACGGCTCAGACGACGTGTACTTCACGAAGGACGGGCCGATAGGTCAGGACGTAGCCGACACAAGCGCTCCTGCCGAGACATTACCGGGGCTCGCCGGTCGATCTGCCCCGCTCTATCTGAACGGCAACGGCAACGGCAACGGACACCAGAGCAAAGCCGCCAAGAAGCCCCAGCGCGAGCTGGTGGAGGCTGCTATTGCCTCTGAGGTCAAAGCTGAGATAAAGCGCGTGTATGATGAGGCGGCTGATAAAGCATGACCGCCACCACCGACATCCTTGACGAAGTAGACTGGGACGAGCACGCCTCTAACATGGTGGATGTCATGGTGCCTCAGTACATAGACCTCCTGGAGATAGCCTGGGGTGATGCCGGCGATAAGCTCTCGGTGCTGGGCGCCTTCGACGTCAAGAACCCACACGTCCAGGCCACAGTGAAAGACCTCGCCAAGCGGGTTACGGGTATGGCCGACAGCACAAAGGATGACCTGCGTGGGCTGCTCGACCGAGCCTTCTCAGCAGACAAGACACCGAGCACAGACGAGATAGCAAAGCAGATCAGGGATTACGGCATCACATCCTCCACCAGCCGCTCGGAGACGATAGCCAGGAGTGAGACAGCCACAGCCTACAACGTGGGCGCCGTGATGTCCTACCGAGAGGCCAAGGTGGATAAGGTCGAAGTGATGGACGGCGACGGCGACGCTGAGTGCTCAGAGGCGGACGGGCAGATATGGAGCTTAGAGGATGCGGAGGCCAACCCGATAGCTCACCCCAACTGCACCAGGGCGTTCGCGCCTGTTGTGGACTAACTATTGACATGGCAGCATGAGGGGATTATGATACAGACAGGTGTAAAAGTCATATTGCTTGAGTGGCGCTGCCGTGTGTGCGGTCGCTTAATTGCCAAGTATACGGCGGATAGCACCGGAGAGTATCATCATAAGTGCCGAAATTGTAACGTAGAAAATATACTAACGTTACCTCGATAACAGAATAAACAAGGCCCGCTGAGGCCCAGACCAAGCTCCAAAGAGAGCCATCCCCGATACCGGGGGCGGCTCTCTTTTTGCTTGCCTGCGTAAAGGACCGAAGCGGCGATGACCAAAGAAACCAAGTACATAAACCTGGCAGACTTCAAAGCTGTATCCGATGGCCCGGGCGGCTGGGAAGGCTATCTTTCCAAGTTCGGAGAGCTGGACGACGGCGGCGACATTGTAGCAGCCGGCGCATTTACCGATACCATACCTCAGTTCCTCCAGCGGGGCTTCGGTGCTGATTCGCATGACTGGACCTTCTCTAAGCTCCCAGGATACCCCGTGTCTGCCAAGCAGGATAAGGCCGGTCTGTATGTGGCCTTCAAGTACCACTCAACCCCCGACTCGCAGCTAGTACGAACGAAGGCGCAGGAGCGCATAGACGCCGGGCTTGGTGTCTATATGTCTATCGGCTACGAGCCTACTGCGCCGCCCGTGTTCATCTTTCCCAAAGACTATGCCGAGCAGTTACCGCAATATTCATCGCCTGACCTGGTTCAGCAGAACCTGGCGAAAGCGACCAAGTTCGCCCGTGTGCGAGTACTCCCCAAAGTCGAGCTCTATGAAGGCTCGATTGTTTCGCTGCCCATGTTACGCAGCGCGGAGGTTACGTCTGTGAAAAGTGGAGCTAGCCGATTGAACGTCAAAGGCGCATACGAGGACGAGCTGGCCGAGATGACCAACAACCCGTGGAATCTTTGGTGCGTGTTCTGTTCGGTCCTGGAGGACATACAGGAGCAAGACGAAGCGGCAGAGACACTCATGCTGCCTTTCGACTTCGCGGGCAATGTATCAGAGGCCGTGGACGAGTTCGCCGCCAGGCTGAAGGCTTCTATCATCGCCGCTGACATCGCAGAGGACACGAACGAGGATCAAGCCGCCGAAGAAGGCGACGACCAAACAGCACAAATGGGTATGCCTAACGGTATGGGCTACTCAGGCAGGAACCGAAGCGCACGCAAGAACGGCCTGGTTGACGGGTCGGGCTTCGCAGCGGGCTTGCACGCGGTGGCTGACGCCGCGCGTTCGATAGTGGTTCGGGCCGAGAAGCGCGCCAATATGCGTACCAAAGAGGGCCGTGTCCTTAGCGCGGCCAATATGAGCGAGCTTGACGACCTCAAGACACAGCTCGCAACGCTCGCCTCCAAGCTGGAGAAGCTCTTGGCCGGGGCTTCACCCAAGCCGAAAGAGGGGAGCGACAACGCAGAAAAAGAAAAGAGCAATCAACTTATCCAGGATGCAATCCTGTCTATGGTCAGGCGCGACACCGCGCGCAGAGGAGTAACAACGAGATGAACAAGGCACAAGAGCTGGCCGATAAATTGGCCGCAAAGACCCGTGAGCTCCAGGAGTTCATGGGCGACGTATCTACCAAGTCCTTCACTTCGGATGACCTGGTAGAGATCAAGAAGCGCAACGAAGAACTGAACCGCATCGAGGACGAGCGCGTAGAGGCTCAGAGCGTGCTCGACATCGCAACCAAGAACAACGACAGGATGAACTTCCTCAATACGCCCGTCAACAACATCGGCTTCGGAGACGGCTCCCGCCCCACTAACGACAACCAGAAGAGCCTCGGTGAGCTGTTCGCGCAGAACGCTGGTTATCGAGAGGCAAAGGGCGCCTTCAGGGGCACCGTAGAGATGCCCGGTTTCGACTACGGCGCGTTCATGCAGCAGAAGACCAACTTCCTCACCTCGGCCGGCTGGGCGCCTGCCAACCCCAGGACGAACATCGTGATCCCCTCCGGTCAGCGCCGGCCCGTAGTGGCTGACCTGATCCCGCAAGACCCCACCGTTCTGTCCTCGATCAAGTACATGGAAGAGACCACGTTCACCAATAACGCGGCGGTCGTGGCTGAAGCGGGCACAAAGCCTGAGAGCGCGCTGGCCTTCACCGAGCGCACCTCCCCCGTCGTGAAGATCGCCAACTCACTGCCCATCTCTGAAGAGCAGCTGGAGGACGTGCCGCAGGCGCAGGCGTTCATCAACTCCCGGCTGGGCCTTATGCTTCAGTTGGCCGAAGAGGTTGAGCTTCTGACCGGCGACGGCACGGGCTCCCACCTGGACGGCTTCCTGCACAGGTCCGGCACGCAGACCCAGGCAAAGGGCGGCGATCCTACGCCGACAGCCGTGTACAAGGCCATGACAGACATCCGCGCCGGCGGTTCTACTCCTGGCTTCGCGGAGCCTGACGGCATCGTGATCCACCCCAATGATTGGGTGGACGTAGCCACACTTCAGGACGGCCTCGGTCGTTACGTGTGGGGCAATCCCTACGACGTGCAGATTGAGCGACTGTGGGGCAAGCCCCTCATCATCACGCCTGCTGAGACAGAGAACACAATCCTGGTGGGCGACTTCGGGATGTACTCCCATATCTCCCGCCGCACAGGCGTGACCTTGCGCATCTACGATCAGCACAGCGACTTCGCCGTGAAGAACCTCGTGCTGGCCGTGATCGAGGAAAGGCTGTCCCTGGAAATCTACCGCCCCGCAGCTTTCTGCAAAGTCACAGGCGTGTAAGGAGGCCCAAGATGGCATTGATTGAACTCACTAACATGATCGAGGGTAGCATCGGCGTACACACATCCGCCGGCGCCCCCTCAGCGGGCACCAACGAGGTGCAGACGCTCACCATAGGCGGCACGCCCACAGGCGGCACCTATAAGCTCGCGCTTGACGGCGTGCAGACAGCAGCCGTCACCTGGTCAGCCACCAACGGTACGCTGTTGTCCAACCTGAACACGGCGCTTGACGGCCTGTCCAACGGTGGGGCATCCGCGATCGTGGCCACCGCGGGCACGCTCACAGCGGGCATCGGCACGGTGCTCCTGACCTTCTCGGGCTCCCCGCTGTCCAAGAAGGCGGTCAATACAATGACCGTCGCCAACAACTCGCTGACGGGCACATCGCCCACGCTGGCCATTGCTGAGACTACGCCTGGCGTAGACGCAACGGCTCGCGGAGCGGTGCGCGGGGCTATCCTGTCCGACACGACCAACGGCAAGCTCTACATCACCACATCGGCCAACCCGCCGACCTGGGTGGTTGTGGGTAGCCAGTCATAGTGATCGCTCACACGAAGCAGCGCTTTTGTTTTGATGCAGACGGCCAGCAGGTTGACTGTGACGACGAGAGCGCTGCAATCCGGGTGAAGGTCAAGGCGGTGAAAGCGCCACCTCAGAACAAGGCTGTGCTTTCACCCCCCGACGACAAGACCGGCAAGATAAAGAGGACTAACAAGAAGTAATGGCCGCACTCGTAACAACCTCAGACGTCAAGCTCTACCTCGACCAGGTAGCCGGCACCAGCGCGTATGATACGCTGCTGGCTGACCTCTGCACGAAAGTGCAGGACATGGTCGAGTTGTATCTGGGCTTCACCTTCGCCGACTATACGAGCGCGACTACTTTCATTGCCTACGGCAAGGGCACGCCCTGGCTGTCGCTGCCTCCTCACCAGATAGGCACCGTAACCTCCGTGCTGCCCGAAGTGCCCGTGGGCGCATCCGCCCAGCAAGTACCTAACTGGGTGGAACAACCCGATGGCGACCTCTATCTACAGAGCTGGTGGCCTGAGCAGCGCGGCTTCTACCCGCAGCGTTACGTAGTCACCGCGAACTGGGGATACGGCGCATGGCCCCCCTCGGTCAAAGAGGTGGGCGTCGAGGTCGTCATCAACCTGTTCAAAGAACGCGAGAAGGGCGGCTTCACAGACATCATCGGTGTGGAGGGGGCCGGCGGCATCGCTGTGGGCTACCGTCATGCCTGGACCAATCGCCAGAAAGAGATCCTCGACCTTATCCGCAACAAGTACCGAGCGCTTACGGGGATCGCTTAGATGAAGCCCAAAGTATTCGAGGAGCGCATGAAGGCAGCAGCCGTCGAGCTGAAGAGCGCGAAGGATGCCTTACAGCAAGCCGCGCTCATAGTGCAGCGCGGCGCCCAGGCAAACGCTCCCGTTCGCACGGGCACCCTGCGCCGTTCAATCACTACGCGCGTGCAAGGTAACGCCGCTTATGTGGGCACATCCGTAGTGTATGCGCCCTTTGTAGAGTTCGGCACCAAGCACATGCCTGCGCGTCCCTTCCTGTCGAAAGCGGGAGAGGACAACAAGCCGCAGATCGAGGCGATGCTTGCCCAGTTCGGGGCCAAGCTGTTCGTCAAGATAAGCGGTGGGTCTGCCGGTGGTGACACCGAGGGGCAAGAAGGCGACGAGGGCGGGGATGAAGGTGGTGAGGGATGAGCAAATTCACCGACATCCGCGACGGCCTGGTGACAGTGGTAGAAACTGTGACGGCTATCGAAAAGGTATACCCGTTTGAGCCGGCCAGCATTGGCGTCAAGATACTCGCCTGGGTACTGCTCGACAGTTACAGCCGATCAACAGCGAGCCAGATTGTGCCTATGCGCTATCGCTTTCGTGTGACGGTAGCAGCGCCGATACAGAACACGAAAGAGGCCGAGGATGCGGTGATAGATGCCGCCATGTTGGTGGCCGATGCCGTAGACAAAGACCCCCAATTCTCCGGCAAGCTTGTATCCGGTCTGGCTCAATCACCTGACGGGCAGGCTACATGGATCATGCTGGGCGGTGTCAAGTGCCGCGTCGTGGACGTGTTCGTGGACGCTCTCAATAAGACCGCATACGGTGCATAAAGAGGAGACATAGGCCGTGAGTGAGAACGACAACAACAAAGCAACAACTGAAGGTGAAGAGGAGCAGGCGACCATAGCCTACTACTACCTTCCTGACCAGAACGAAGCGGGTGCTCATTACCCCGGCGTGCCCATGCGCGACCTTACAAAGGACGAATACGAGGCACACCCCAAGTGGATACAGCGCTCAATAGCCGCTTCACCCATGTACGCAGAGGAAAAACCGAAGCCCTCCAGGAAAGCGCCTGCCGCGAAGGAGACGGCCGACCAGAAGAATGCAGGCGAGGAGAGTGAGAAATAATGGGACAAGAAATTGCTTTTGAAGCCCTGGGCCTCGCCCTTGAGAGTGCCAGGGGCACACCCGTCACGCCGCCTACGCACCTGCTGAACATGGCGGGCACGCTCAAGCCCGTGGAGGATGAGTTCTTCCCTAACGATATGGTGGGCGTGCTGGCCGAATACGAGCGCTCCGAGATAGTCCGCAAGACGGCCACGTTCTCAGCAGATGGCGGGATGGACATAACCAAAGCGCCCCTCATCGCCAACATGGTACTTGGCCCCCTGTCTGCCGGCGTGCTAGCAGGCGGTGAAGTCACGGGTTATACATCGCTGGTAGGCGGCACGGGTTTCGTGCCCTCGGATGGCACGTTCAATATCGGGGTGGGTGCTCCGGCATCAGGTGGCCGCCAGGCGGTCATACAGGCCACTACAGTAGCGGGTGTCATCACAGCGCTGGCTGTCCTCGACCCCGGCTCACATTACACATCTGCCCCCGCCCTCACCTTTACAGGGCATACAGGCACGGGCGCAAGCGCTACATCCACAGTGTCCACTACGGCCACCACCGCCGAGCTGTGGGAGTGGGTGCGCGTGATGACCTCCGACACCATCAAGAGCGCCACGATGTACTGGGGCGATCCCAACACGGTATTCTATAAAGGCCCGTTCGGGATGCTCAACTCCTGGAAAGTCACGGGCAACGCATCAACCACAGACGGTGTAATGAACACCGTTGACGGCATCGCTCAGTTCCCCACGGAGCTGACAGGCGGCTCGATCCCCGTGCTGCCTGCGATTGCAGTGGGGCCGCTCCTGGTGCCCGGCAGGATGCAGTTCTGGCTTGAGGGCAATACTACCGCACCCTTCGGTACAACGGCCGTTACAGGCCGCGTGGTGAGTGCTGAGTGCACTATACCCACCGGTGTAACCCCCAAGTATGTAGCCACCGGGCCGGCAGGCGGGGTGACCTATGATCATGTGGGCCGCAAGAAAGCCCATCCTGAGATGAAGGTGACGATGGAGCTCATCGACACTACTCACACAGCCATGTTCATTGCAGGCACGACCGTCAAGGCTCGCGTTAGGTTCAACGGCGCTACAGCCATTGAGGGTAGCCTTTACCCCTTCTGGGAGATGGACATACAGGGCAAGTTGGGTGTGCTCGACTGGGGCGACCTGGAAGGCACTAACCGCACGGTAACGTTCACGATCAAGGGCGTGTATTCGTCACAGATCGCCAGCGATTGCCGGGTGAGGATACAAAACTCAAGCGCATCGCTCTAACCACGCGAGCCACATACCAGGGGCAATAATCTGTAAGGAGCGCCTCTAGCCGCAAGGTTAGGGGTGCTTCTTTTTGAAAGGAAAGCAATGAGTATTTTCATCAAGAAAGATGACCGAGTGTCGGTCAGCGTAGACGGCGGCACCAACGTGGTATGGGTGCGCCGCAAGATGGACCTGGGCACTCAGAACAGGTTACAGGATGCCCTCATGTCGGTGGACGGCGTGAACATGGGCACGCGCACATTTCAGCGCATGGACGTGAACATGGGCAGATACAACACGCTTCTCTTGCAGATGAACATCATCGACTGGGAAGGCCCGGACTTTCGAGACGAGAACGAGCGCACAGTCCCATGTACGCCCCAGGCTATCGAAAGCCTTGACCCCGACGCACCGCTGGTGGACGCCGTGCTGACCAGGATAAACGAGCTGAACCGCAAGGCTGTAGTAGTGGAGGCCGGCAAGCCCGTCGACCCTTTATCCTCCACAACCGCCTTGTCAGGCAATGGCAAGAACGCCTCCGCTCCGAAGCAACGCGCGTGAAGCCCATCAACGAGTGGGACATCTACGTCAACCTGGCGTATCGCTTCAACTGGACGCCTGAGCAAGTAGACGCGCTCGACCCCGATTTCCTGGATAGCCTGTCGGCGCGCTCCGAGGCCGAGAACATGAACGCCAAAGCGAAGGAAAAGAATTAGCTAATGCCATCAACAGCCGCGCTTGAACTGCTGGTCAGCCTCAAAGATAACGCTTCCTCCGGCCTGGATGCCATAGGCGAAAAGGGCGGGGGCATGGGCGACCTCGTCAAGGGCGGGGCCATCGCCGCAGGCGGCTCCATCCTGGCTTTGGGCGGCTTCCTGGTGGAGGCTACGAAGGCGGCCAGTGACGAGCAGGTCGGCATGGACCGCCTGGGCACCACGCTCACAGCGAACATTCCAGGCTGGAAGGGCAACGAGGACGCGGTGGAGGGCTATGTCTCCAAGATGGAGAACATGGCCTTTGCCGATGACGATGTACGCGACAGCCTCAACAAGTTGGTGCCACGCACACACGATCTCACAGAAGCACAGAAGCTCCAGGCTACCGCCATGGACCTTGCGCGTGCCAAGAATATCGATCTTTCTACTGCCACCGATATTGTAGGCAAAGTATACGGGGGCAACGTCGGCATCCTGGGGCGCTACGGCATTGCGGTAGACAAGGGAGCCACGTCCACAGAGGCGCTGGCAGCCATACAGAAGGCGAGCGCAGGTCAGGCCCAGGCATATGCTGACAGCGCGGCAGGCGGCATGGAGCGCCTCCAGACCGCCTTCGGTGACGCGCTTGAGACGGTGGGGCATGAGATATTGCCATCGGTCACTCAAGCCTTGTCAGGGCTGGCTAACTTCATCAGTTCCCCGGAGTTTCAGCAGGGCTTTCAGGCGTTCGCTGACTTCATAGGCACCACGCTCGGTCAAGGCGCGGCGATGCTCCAGCAGGCATTCACAGACTTACAGCCTGTATTAGAGGGCGTATTCAACTTCTTGATAGGTACTGCGCTACCTGCGCTCATAAGTTTCGGTGGTTTCCTGAGAGATAACGCGGTGCCCATCCTGATATTGGTAGGCTCAATCATTCTTTCTCAGGTCGTGCCCGCCTTCATAGCATGGGGCACCACTATGCTTACTACCACGCTGCCCGCCTTGTTCGCTACAGCTTCGGCGACGCTGGCTGCAATGGCTCCATTCCTCCTAATCGGGGCTGTGGTTGCCGGTCTCTTTATAGCCTTCCAGACCAACTTCCTGGGCATCGGCGACATGGTGCGCTCCGTGTGGGGGATCGTGCAGCCGATTATGCAGCCGTTCATTGATGCTTTCAAAACATTCTTTGATACGCTAGGCAAAGGTGCGAGCATAGGCGATGCAATCGGTCAACTATTTGGGAACCTGGGCGCGGCTATACAGGAGGCAGGGCCGAAGATCGGGCCGGCCCTCCAGCAGATAGGCGCGCTGTTGTGGCAATGGGTACAAGCGGCTGTGCCCCAGGTGCTCGCCGCATTGGGCGGGCTATTCCAGGCTATTGTCGGTTGGATAGGGGCGAACGGGCCGGGCATACTTCAGACGCTTGGCCAGTGGGCTTTAGCCTTCGCCGGTTGGGTGTTGACGGTAGCTCTGCCGGCTCTCCTGCAAGCATTGGGCGGGCTCATTACGGCTGTGTGGAACTGGATTACGACAAACGGGCCGGGCATCGCCGCACAACTTTTACAGTGGGCACAGATATTTGGGAACTGGGTACTTACTACGGCGCTTCCGTGGTTGTTGTCACAACTCGGCTCGCTCGTAGGCTCACTGTGGAACTGGATAGTGGCCAATGGGCCGGGGATAGCCCAGCAGCTCCTTACATGGGCGCAGGCGTTCGGCGCGTGGGTGCTCAATACTGCCCTGCCTGCTCTCCTCCAGGGGCTAGGTAGTCTAATAGGCACGTTGTGGAACTGGATAGTTGATAACGCACCAGGTATCTACGCGAAGCTACAGAGTTGGAAGGATGCCTTCTTCGACTGGATATTCAAGAGCGTGCTGCCTAATCTGCCCATCTGGCTCGGCAATATCGCATCCGCCCTATGGACATGGCTATCGCAAACAGCTAAAGACCTCGGCTCAAAGTTAGTCAATGAGTGGCTGCCGGCCTTCTGGAATTGGATCACGGGGCCGGGTGGTGTGCTTGCCACGATAGGCGCAAAGCTCGCTCAAATAGCGGAGGGCATCTGGACGTGGATAACGCAGACGGCTAGCGGCGCTGCTCAAAAAGTGTTGGCTATAGGCCGCGCCATCGTAGACGGCATCCGCGAGGGCATACAGAACGGTTGGAACTCCTTTGTTAACTGGGTAACGGGCCTCCTGGGCGGGCTGGTGGACGCTGTCAAGAAGTTCTTTGGCATCTCATCGCCATCAAAGCTCATGGCCGACGAGGTGGGCACCCCGATGGCCACGGGTATAGGTCAGGGCTTCTCAGATGCCTGGGATGCCGTGCAGAAGGGCATCATAGCCAAGATAGCCGCGGGCCAAAAGCAGGCAAAGGAAACAGCCGGCAATCCCGCGTATGCTCCTGGTGAGCCCGCATATCGCAACCCGGCGTATGAGCCTGGCAACGGCAACCCCGCCTATAACCCCGGCGAGCCTGCGTATAGAAACCCCGCCTATGATCCACAAAACCCCGCATATAATCCCGGCGAGCCGGCTTACCGCAATCCTGCATACGACCCGCAAAACCCCGCCTATCTCCCGGGAGGCGGGCAGACGGGTGGCAATCCTGCTTATGGGCCCAACCAACCGCTGGCAGGCTCAGGCGGTCAGGGTGCGCGTGCCTTCGGCGTAGGCTTTACCCCGATAGGCGGTAACGCGATAACGATTGCAACCCTCAACATCTACGCTTACCCAGGCATGGACGGCTCCACGTTTGCCTCCTCCTTCATTGACCAGCTCGAAGAAGAACTAAGCGCGAGTGTGCGTACCAGGAGAGGTGTCTAAGGGATGCCCTTCAAGTGCCAGATAAACGGGGTAGACGTTTCCACAGCCCTCAAGCAGATCGACATCGACCCGGGCGGTGACGGCATCACGGGTGTGGGCCGGCTCTACTTTGACGAGGCGCTGGGCGGGCTCGACCTCCGCAATATGCATGACGTCAAGGTGTGGCAGACCTTCAACGCGGCCGGAGCCGGGATCGCTGCCAAAGGGCGCTTGTTCGGTGGTCACGTCAATATGCGCGACACGGGCAACCAGGGCACGACGAAGCTCTGGAGGCTGACCTGTTGGGATTACAACATCGTGCTCTCAAAAGGCCTGGTGCGCGATGTGCAACCGGTGAAGGCAATCAGCCTGACCGCCGATACCTTCGCTAACCAGATAGCCTCACTTGTGGAGACGGTGCAATATAACGGCCACGGCTTCGGCTCGCCACCGCCCACGCTCATTGATGCTACCAGCGGCGTAGAGGATTTGTACGCCACTATGCCCGCCGTTGTGCTGGAGGGCGGGCATTCGCTGGCCTTCTACATTCAGTACCTCTGTAACACCGCTCAGTTGTTCGTGCCCGCCCTTCGACCTCACTTTTACCTGGGCGTTGGCGCTACCTTCGGCATCGGTGACACCTTCGGTAATCCGGTTCTGTGGATATACGACGGGGCGAGCATCCCCGGCGCCTCTGTGAGCTTCTCAGACGCTCCTACGGGCGGCCAGAAAGGCTTGTTCGGCACGTTCCGGCGCGTTGATGACAGCACGGTGGTCGTGCAGCGCCGGCAGAGCGTGTGGAACGATGCCACCGTGTCAACGGGCACCGACGATCCCTCACAGAGCACCTACCCCAACCCTTATATCAACCATGACGGGGCGGGCGGTAATGACGGCTACTGGATGGAAGAGGCCATCAAGGATACGAACTCAAAGAACACAACCGAAGCCCAAGCCGCAATGGACCGCATGGTAGCGACCACGGCCAACCCGAAGGAAACATTCGAGTGGGAGACGCCCGAGCGCGTTCAGCCGGGGGATGTGGTGGAGCTCACCTGGGCGCTCGAAGGCATCTCTGCCGTGTCCTATCGCGTGGCTAAGGTCAAGATGGTCATTGAAGACCCTGACGTCATCTGGTCGAAGCTGACAGTGAACAACCGCCGGCTGCGTCTGTTTGACACGGGCCTCGAGGAGATAAACGGCCTGCCCGTCGAGCAGGGTATTGCCCCGCCCCTGGCAGACGGCTTACAGAACGGCTCATTCGAGCTTTTGCGAGCCGATAATACCGCGCTTCACTGGGTAGTCGCAACCGTGGGGGCCGGCGTGGGCAGCGTGGACACAACCACGGCGGCAGACGGACGCAACTCCTTTCACTTCTATACGCCCTCCCCATCTGACGAGGTGCTGCTGACAAGCGATCCCTTTGCCCTGCGCTACCTGGACGGAGCCGACGCGGGCGCGCTCGTGTACCTCGACCTCAAGATGAAGCGCGGCTCGCACAACGTCAACTCCATCGACATCTACGTGGACTGGTACGATGACACGTTCACGCTGGTAGACACAGAGACTGTGGTATCCGGGCTCAACTTGCTGGCCACATGGTCGTCATATCACTATGACCTGCCGTGGCCTGGGAGCTCGCCTGAGAACGTGACGACCGCTGTACTCCGCTTTCATTCGCAACCCATGTCCGGCGCCTATGACTGGTGGATTGACAGCCTACAGGTAGCGCAGCCGATCACCCCGCAAAGGATGATCGCTACCGTCACCAACTACGGTCTGCACCTGCCCTTCGACAGCGGGGCAATATCTACACCGCTCTCCACCTATAGCCTGCCCGCCGTGCGTGTGCCCGAGGCCTCTACGATCACGGGCGTGCACCTGCTGACACATCACGGCGAGACTATGACGGCTTCGGTGGACATCCTGGTGAACGCTACGCAATGGCCCGCGCTGGCCGATCTTGTTCATACAGAGTCTATGAGCGCGACAGATCACCACGACACGACGGGCCTCTCCATTTCTGTGGCGGCTGGGTCGTGGGTGATCGCCAGCCTGGCGTCCGTGTCGGGCAGCTCGTTCGGGCAGTTATCGTGCGAGCTTGACTTGAAGAAGAACTGAGGAAGTATCTATATGTCTCTTTTGTTTTGTGACAGTATGTCCTATTACGGCACTTCTCAACTAAGCCTTGTATGGTCAACCACAGGCAGCGGCGGCGGTTTGGCCGTGAATGCGAGGGGCAGCGGGCGCTTTTCTGACTCCGGTAACATCAACATGGGCAATGGCGACACGGTTGCATACGTTACCACCTCAAAGGCTACGCTCATTGTGGGGTTCGCCCTTCAGTTCGTGGTAGGTGCAACCAACGTGCCCATTCTTGCTCTCAAGGACGGGGGCACATCGCAGATAGACTTGCGGCTGGCGGCCGGCGGGGCAATCCAGTTAGTAAGGACCGGCACCCCCGCTGTGCTGGCCACCAGTACCACGGGGTTGTTTACAAGCGGCATCTGGTACTATCTGGAGCTGAAAGCAACCATAAACAACAGCACGGGCGCGTATGAATTGCGGCTCAACGGCTCTGGTACGCCCCTCTTTTCAGCAAGCGGCGTGAACACCCGCTCAAGCTCGAATAACTCCGCCGACACTGTTTACTTCTCAGGCGGCGGCTCCACTCAAATCCTGATTGGGGATGTGGTGATCCTGGATACCACCTCATCGGGCACCCCTCCCAATAATGACTTCCTGGGCGATGTGCGCGTGCAATGCCAATTGCCTACCGGCGACGGAGCGCACACCGACTGGACGCCCTCTACAGGTGTCAATCACTGGGCCAACGTGGACGAAGTGACCCCCAATGGTGATACGGACTACAACTCGACTAACACCCTCAATAACATTGACACTTACACACTTTCCCCAGTCACTCCCCTGACAGGCTCGGTGTTCGCTCGCAAGGTAAACATGTATGCGCGCAAGGACGACGCCGGAGCGCGCTCCATTGCTGCCGAGATACGGCATTCTTCGACCGACGCGACCGGCTCCAATAAGGCGCTCTCTACCTCATACGTCTATCAGAGCCAGATATTCGAGACAAACCCCGCCAACTCAAGCGCAGCCTGGACGATCTCCGACTGCAATAACGACCAGGTGGGCGTGAAGGTGACGGTGTAAACAGATGGCTCTCGGCACTACCTACGGCAATAACCTGCTCAAGCTGATCTTCAACCAGACCAACTTCATTGCGCCCACCACCCTCTATATGAGCCTGCATACGGCCTCACCGGGCACCACGGGCGCTAACGAAGTGGCTGACACCAACTATGGACGCGCCAACATCACCGCCGCGATGGGCACGCCCTCCTCAAAGAGCGTGTCAAACACCTCGGCTATATCCTTCCCATCGGCTGCTGCGGGCTATACCGTCACTCACTGGGGCTTATGGGACGCAAGCACAAGCGGCACCTTCATAGACGGTGGGGCGTTTACAGGGTCTATCACGCTGGCCGCCGGCGACTATTACGAAATCCCTATTAGCGATTTCACCTATACGAGCACCTAGATAGAGGAACAGAGAGCATGTCAAACGTACAGCACGCAGACCTTGCAACGGGCGTAATTCACATCCCGTACAACTGGACCTATGCCGATGCTACGGCCCGCACAGGGGCGGGCGGCTTCATATCGGGCGACGTGGGCAAGTTTGCCCGCCAGCTCGACAACAATAGCATCTGGATGCTCACAGCCACCACGCCTACATGGATCGGCGTGGGTGGCAGTGGTGGAGGCAACACGATCACGACGGGCGTGCTTGCAAGCCTGCCTGCCGCGAGCACAGCCGGTAACGTTTATATGCCCACAGACGATGACTTCGTATTCGTGGATACCGCATCCGACTGGCAGATATTCCATCATGGCCAGTACATCGGCCTGCAAAGCGCGCGGCCCGTGGTGGCATCCTTCACGCATACGCTCACGGCAGGCGGCGGCAGCGCGGCAGACAGCAAAGCAGGCCTCAAGCTGACCCAGGCGGCTCACGGGACCACCGACAGTTACGATCTGTGGACTGTAGCCCTGCCCTCCACCACGGGGCCGTGGACCGCCACGATGTATCTGCGGCCCGACAAGTATAGCCCCAAGAACTATCAAATGGCGATGATGGCGCTTCTCACGGCTTCGGGCGGCTCAAGCATGGATATGTTCGGCCTCGCCACCATGAACGGCGCCACTATCAGTTCTGTGTCCCAATACCAGTCGTCCTCCACAGCCGTCACCGCGATTACACTCGATCTGGTGAACTCGTACTTCAACGGCCTCTGGGTGCGCGTACAGGACGATGGGGCGGCGGGCGGTACATCGAGAACGTGGTCAGCGGGGCGCACACTGGCCGGCCTGGTGGCCATTACATCTGTTAGTCACACTCTCACCATTACGCCCGCGAAGGTGGGCATCCTGCTGAACGCCCGCAACACGGCCACGCCGAATATGCCCATAGCCATCACCGTTCCTTATTGGACCGTCACCAACCCCTAAGCACGGGACGAAACTATGGTCAAGAACGTCTTTGCCAACTCAGACCAGGTAGTAACCGGGGGCACTCCCGACAATGTGGTGGTGCCTTACGACGGCAGTACCGGAGCCGGGCAGATCGGGCTATCGGGCACGGGCACGGGCGTTGACCAGAAAGTAAACGCACGCCTATCGCAGGAGGCTATCGAGAGCGTCCTGTCGCCCACCGATGCAACGGCTCTCATCTCTCAACAGGCAATTGAGAGTGTCATCCAGCGCACGCCCAATAACGCGGGCATATCGCAGGAAGCCGTTGACAGCGTGCTGTTCCCCACCGACGAAGCGGCTCGCCTGTCTCAGGAGACCGCTGAATCTGTGCTCTGGCCTACTGACATGGCGGCGCGCCTCTCTCAACTCGACGCTGAGAGCGTCCTGCTGCCCTCCGATATGGCGGCGCGTATCAGCCAACTAGCCGTGGAAACGGTGATCAGCATTGCTCACCACAAGGGCACCTACGCGCAATTAGTGGGGCTATGAGGCGTGGACAGCGCCGCGATTATTGGCGCTCTGGCGGGTGTTATCGGCACGCTGGGGGGCGCCATAGCCCTCCTGTACAGGGCACAGGTGGCAGGGCTGACCGACCGTATAGCAGACCTGAAGGTGCAATTTGAAGAGAGGCTGAAGGACAAGAATGCGCAGATTGAGAGATGGGAGAAGCTGGCCAATGAGAACGGGGCAATAGCGAAGGATGCCGTAGAGGTGAGCCGCCATCAGAACGAGCGGCTTGACGACATTAGAGACGAGCTCCGCGAAGCAAGGCGCGGCGGAGGTAAACCGTCAATATGAAAGGACTATTTCAGAGGCTTACAGGACAACAGACACCGCCCGAAGGTGTCAAGCCGGAGCATGAGCAACCCGAAGGCGACACGAACATAAATGTGAACATAAACGTGACCGGCCCGCCCGAGGATAACAACGATGATCTCCCACTGGAGGCCAGGGTGGAAAAGCTAGAGGAAGCCGAAAGGTGGACAGCCCGCAAGCGCCAGGAGATGGACGCGGTACGCAGAGAGTACGCCCGTTATGAGCTCGAGTTGGAGCTTGAGACGGGAAAGCGGCAGGCTCGGCCACCTACGCCCAGAGAGCACCGCTGGGACGATCCTGCGGATCATGGGGGCGAGCGGAGACATAGTAGCAGTAGCAGCGGCGGCGAAGGGGCCGAAGGCCGCGAATATCACGGCCCGGAACGGAGGAGGTCGTAAAGTTGAACTACTTCCCGAACGCGACTTTCGTGGAATGGTTGTGGACCATCATGAACTTTATCGGCGTGGTCGTCTCCGCCATCAATGCTGTCGTCATCTACACGCGGGGCAGGCGCGTGATACGCAGCCACGCCGCTGTCATCACGACAAGAGCCGTGGGTCTGCTCTTTATACAGCGCGTCATACGCTCGAACATCCTGGGCATCATCACGACCCTTTTCTTCATGCTCGGCGTGCTGGTCATCGTGGCCTCCAACGCGCCAGGGCAAGGGGCGGCTCTCCTGGTCGGCCCGGTGTTCGGTATCTCACTCTTTATGGCAGGAGCACTAATCGCTTTTTATCAGATTTTAGAGATGATGATGCGGCCTGAGATAGACGAGGCTATCGAGCAGGCGATGATAGACGGGCTTATCTTCGGTCGTATTCAATCCAGCAAGTCGTATGCAGAGCAAGAGGAGAAGCAAAACGCATGACCGCGCTATTGCTTCTCCTGGCTCTGCTGCCCACCGGCACCGTCCAAACCGGGCGGGCCGTCGAGTACCGAGCCGGTCTGTTTGAACGCGTCTACCACACCCGTATCCACCAGGGGCTAGTAGCTCCAGGCTGGCAGGGCGGTTTCGCTTCCACGCCAAATTGCTCCGGTATAGGCCGGATTATACACGCGCGGTTCAGATCGCCTGTTGTGGACCAACGTAGCGCGTCCTGGGGCACATGGTATAGTTTGTTGGTGACCGATTGTAGTGCAAGCGTGGATAGACCAAGACACGTCCGTAGCGGGCTGATCGTGGAAGTGGATTGGCAGACGGCTTGCTCGGCTGGGTGGTGCCGTGACGGACATAGCCGCGCTCAAGTGATATGGGGAGATCAAACATGGCGACAGTAGTAGACATGACAGCACAGACCGACCCGAACGTGCACGGGGGCAAGATGGCAGCCGGCGATCCCAGCGGCATCCTGCTCCATCACACCGGCTCCACGGGAGAGGACGGCGATATATCGTGGCTATCGCATTATCACGCAAACCCGGTGAGCATCAACCAACTCATCAGGAGGAACGGCACTATCGTGCAGATCGTCAAGAACGACGTGGTGGCCTGGCACGCCGGCGTGTCCACCTGGGACGGGCGGGCTGATTGCAACGGCTGGATGATGGGCGTTGAGATATGCAACAACGGCACGGGCGAGCTCTACACCGATGCACAGTATGAGAGCGTCGCGCAGACAGTGGCCTATAACTGCGCGCTGTACAAGATTGCGGATCGCGACGTCACAAGTCATGCGCGGGTGGCTCTGCCGGCAGGCCGCAAGGACGATCCTTTGGGCTGGGACTGGCACCGGATGTGGACACGGATTGACCAGCTCCGCGCTCAGTGGCCGTTCGCTCCGCTGGCCGAGTGGCACGACCATGCGGGCTGCCGGATCATGTCAACCATCTAAAGGAGGTAACGCAATGAACCCTGGAACATCCGATAACTCAAGAGTAGGGGTAGCAGCCGTGATCGGCGGCCTGGTGCTGCTGGCTGCTATCGCGCTAGGGCTGATAGCCAACGCCGTGAACAACGGCGGGCCGCCCACGCCTTGCTTGACTTGTACGCCGCGGCCCATACACGCAACGGCTACACCGGTGTATCCCACAGAGGTGCCTACGTTCCCGGCTCCTGTGCCTTCTCAGGAGGTCACAGCGCAACCTACAGTCGAGCCGCCTACAGAGGTGCCTACTGTGCCCGCCCCTGTGCCCACGGATGTCCCTACAGCCCAGCCGACAGCGCCCGAGCCGGTGCCGACGAAAGGACCGTAGCCATGCACGCCTTTATTCCTCTTACGCACCGGCAATACGAAATCCTGGCTCTGATAGCCGAGGGGAAGAAAGACCGGGAGATTGCGGATTGTACGGGTCTGCGGCTGCAAACAGTGAGGAATTATGTCTCGTCAATCGAGCATGAGCTGGGTGTGACCTGCCGGGCATCGGTAGCCGTGTATGCATTGACCGGCTATCTGCCGCCGGACAGCGAGGAACGGCGTAGGGAGCGGCGCGGCCAGATGCCCGAAGAGGCCCAGGAGCCCTGGTGGTTCAAAGAAATCGACTTTACAGCTAGAGCATTAGTAGGAGGTTTTCAAGATGGCTACTAACATCACATCGCATCTCTTGTACTCAGAATACGGCGCTGACATGACGGGCTGTGCCGTATGCTTCGATGAGCCTACACAGATACTTGTGTACGCGCTTATCAAGCTCCACTTCCCGCTCAACAACCACTCAGTCGTGGAGGTGTTCGTGCATCACCACGGCGAGCCATCGCCCAAGCCCGCGCCTGATTACCAGGTAACGCCGGCATACAAGGGTGAGGGCGTGGCTATCTGCAAAGAGGGCACGGGCCTGCGCGTGGTGGTGAATGGGCATAACACGGCTGCAGACCCCAACCCACATCCGCCGGGCTCTCGGCTCACCACGCTTGAGACGTTCACAATACCCAACGTGTTCGTATAGAGGAGGCATACATGGACCTTCAGACATTCCTTGACAGCCTGGTGGCCGGCGACTTCGCGGCAGTAGCCCCGACAGCCATCATAGTAGGCGCCCTCGTTTGGGCCATTATCGAGGGGCTCCAAAAGCTCTACACAAAGGACGGCAACGGCCCGCCCTTCTCGCCTGACATACAGTTCTGGTTGGCCGTCATCCTGTCGTTCGGCATACCATTGGTTGCGTATGTGGTGGACGTGCTACTCAGCTCGCGCCAGGTGACATTGAACGGCCTGTTCCTCGCGTTCGCAACAGGTTACGCCGTGTCCCAGGGCATCCACTGGGCGGCATCGGGCTCGAAGAACGCTCATGCGGCAATAGCAGCGGGGGTCAACACCGACCCGCCGAAGGATGTGTGACATGAAAAAAGCTGTAATTCTACAGGTCCGCATTCGCTACTCAGGCGAGTTCGAGCCTGACGAGGACATCGTGTTCTTTGCAGCCGAAGAAGTACGCAAGCGGCTGCACATGGATAGCGCGAAGTCTCAGCACGGGGAATCAGTGAGGGTGCTGGGTATCGTGACAATAGAGGATGCCGACAAGGAAGGGGGTGAGAGCAATGTACACGCCTGATGACGAGCCGAAGGAGCCGGAGCCGACCGACGAAGAAGGCACGGACGCCGAGCCGGCATAACAACCGAACACCACGCACAAAAGGGCTGTGAGAGAGCGCTGTGGCTGCGGCGCTCGCCCTATCAATAGGAGACAACAAAGACAATGACCATATCAGTCGTATTGCTTATAGTGGCTATCGCATTATTCATCATAGCCGCGCTCGGAGTGAGTGCCGACAGGTTCAACATCATGGCGGCTGGGTTGGCCTTCTTCGCGGCCTCATTCCTTTTCTAGCATGAACAAGCAAGACTTCGCCCTCTCCTGGTATGCTGTGCCTACGGTGCAGGACTGGACGAACCTGACCATAAGCACCTGCAAGCGCGTGCTTTTGTCCTTCGGCCTGGCCCGCTCTCAACCGGGGGTGCTGGCCAGGCTGACAGGGCTCAACTGCCGTGCCGTTCTGAGGATAGAGCAGACGAACGCCGACAGCCCATCTGTTATCACCGACGAGCTGCGCCGGCTTTCGCTTATGATCCCCATTGACGCGGTGATAGTGGGTGTCGAGCCGGACACGGGCATCGACTTCACCTATACATCACCGAACTGGGGCCAGGCGCGTGCCTATGCTCACCGCTTGCGTGCGAACGACCTGATGAGCGCCGTAATGGATGCGGGCCTGCTCGCCGTGGCCCCGGCGATGACCTGGCCACCTGAGATGATCAGTGAGGACGGCGCGCTACAGCCTGGGCGTACCACCTGGCGGGAGATTGTGGCCGGCGTGTACCAGCGTGCCGCTGGGGTAGCTTCCCATTGCGGATATGTGCTCGGCTGGGACGGTAACGCCATCAATGCGGAGCGGTTCAAGTTCGGGCTGAAGAGGTCGTGTGAGGAATGGCACAAACCGCTTTGGATTGACGAGGCGACCTTCCCGACCGACGATGACGTACTCCAGATGAAGTGTGCGATTGAGCTGGCGGCCATAATAATGACCAGCCACTCGAATGACCGGGTGAAGCTGCTCTGCCCTTTCACCAGCAACGGCACACCGGCGGGCTACTGGGATCCGCGCTTTATCATCCGTGACCCTAAGGCTTACGAGCTGCTGGCAAGGTGGCTCGCTTCATAGCCTGTCGCCAGGGGCAAGCCTCCTGTGCGCTTCCCTGGCCCTCTCGTCAGCGGTTGACCTCGCATACCTGCCCACCATCGACCGAGATTGCCACCCAACCAGGCGCATGAGGTCTGTTTCCTCGCCGCCCTCTGACAGCCACCTGTGCGCGAAGTTATGACGGAACAGGTGAAGGTGAGCGCCTTTGATCCCCGCCGCCTCACAACGCGCTACGATGGCTTGAGACACGCCCCAATCGGTCATTGGCCCTGCTTTACCTACCCACAGGTTAGGTAGCGCATTGGAGCCGTGACGCCCATAGTCACGACGTGCTCTTATGTACCGATCGAGCGCCAGGGCTGCCTTTCTGCCAAAGGGACACGCCCGGGGCCGGTTGCCTTTGCCCACCACGTAGATGACCTGCTCTTCCCAGTTGATATCCTCCAGCTTGATGTTGGCCAGCTCGCGCCGGCGCATACCCGTATCGAGCAGGATGCGGATCATGGCCATATCCCGCCGGCTATAGAAGTCTCTCCCCTCACACTTCTTCAGCAATCGCTTGATGTCCTCTTCTGACAGCACCGGCACGGCGATCTCTCCCACATGGGGCGGCTTGATGTTCTCTAATGGAGAACGTCTTATCTCATCCTCATCGACCGCCCAGGCGAATAATGCCTTCAGTCCTTTGTAGTGGTTTATCAGGGTAGAGTCGGACAGCGGCTTCCCTGTCCTTTGGTGAGGCCGGTTGCGAAGGTAGGCAAGGTAGCTCTCGATGTGCTCGCGGCGGATGTGTTCTATCGCTAGAGGCATTCCCTGGTCGCGAAGGAAGTCACCCAGAGCGCGCGGGCCGAGCAGGTATGCTAGAATGGTGGTATGGCTCTTATTAGCAGCCAAAAGGGAACGCCGGAAGCTCTCCAGCGTTTGTGTGTAGCTATCTGTTTTCTGCTCAGTTTGTTGCTGTATAGTCGGTGAGGGGTTGGGCATATCGGCCTCTTTTACAGTTTGTGGTTGTGTGTAGGCACGGAGCGCGCCCGGCAGGATTCGGACCTGCGACCCACTACTTAGAAGGCCTTTCGCTATGTGTCGGCGTGGGGTCACGTATGTCAGGCGCGGCCTTTCTGTGCAGTTTGTTGGTGTGGGGTCAAGGGCACGTTAGCTTCTGCTGAACACCCTTGTGCCCAGAACATGCTCCCTGCCCCACCGTGGTAGAAAAAGAACCGTCCTTACACAATGAGCCGTATTGGACTCCGGACGTGCAGCCAGGGGGCGCGTAGCGGACGTTGGGGGGCAGCTTCGCTTGCGCAGTAATGGTCGCTTCAAGAGAAAGCGCAAGGTCTACCGTTGGGCTCGGAACGACTGTGGGCGGTGGAGGCGGCTGGGCCATTACTGCGGTTGCTGTAGGGATCGGAGCCGAAGTAACTGATGCCACTGGCGCAACCGTGGGCACACTCACTGCCGGCGAGCTGGGGCTTTTGGGCGAGGCGATCGCAGCGATTCCACCACAAACTAGCAGGACGATCAGAGCGCCGCAGCCCCATTGCCAGATCGGGCGGCGCCGGCGAGGTGGAGCTTGGGGCGGGGGCGGTGGGTAGTTCAACTCTGGGCCTCTCTCTCTGTTTTTTCCTTGACAGCCAGGATAATGTCAGCCAGCTCGTCAATCTTCTCCGGGTCAAGCCGTTTGATCGCCTTCAGGTTCACTTGAATCTGCTCTAGCTGGGGGTCAAGCGGTTCGTATATCGTCGGCTCTTCGTGCAGCTTACGGGCATACAGCGCGTCGTAGTCAATCCCCAGGGCTTCAGCCAGCGCCATCACAGTCTCTCTGCGCGGGTAACGCACATCCCCGGCTTCGATGTGCACGATTTGTGGCCGGCTGATTTTCGCGCGCATGGCCAAGTGAGCCGGTGTCCAGCCGAGTTCCTCACGCCGAGCCCGTAGCTTCTCAAACCACTCCTGCCCCATCGGTCTCATTCTAGCCGAGCGCCACATAGCTTGCAATACTTCTTTCATAAATTGGGTGAAATACCTATTGCAATTCCGCGTAAGAAGTGTTACACTAAAGGTGCAAGAACTATTGCATCACGGGAGAATGAAGCACATGGGAGAACTGATCGGCACAAAAGAAGCGGCGGAAATACTCGGGGTTTCCGAGGCGACCATCTGGCGGCAAGCGGGTAACGGCAAACTTCAGCCCCTCTCCAAGCTAGGGAAGCAATTCATCTTCTCGCGGGAATACATCCTCCGCGAAGCCGCCCGCCGCGAGGCCCAACGAAGGACCAAGGTAGCGTAATGAAGATCAAGTTTCACGAAGTCAGTCGTTTTCACTTTTGGTGCGAGAGCCGCACGGTCACCTTGCAAACATACGACCTTACCTGTGACGAGCGCGGCGAATGGTCCTGCACTTGCGAGGGCTATTTCTACAAGCATTCATGCGCCCACCTCATCCAGTTGCTTGACGAGCTCGACATCAGGCCCGCTATCCTGCCGGCTCGGGATGTGGCCAAGCGGCCCAATGTTCGGCTCGAAGACCTGTTTGACTACAGCCGGCCTCCCACTCATGCAGTAACTCGACGAGAGCGCGTCAAAGAGCGCTGGTAAACCCCTCTTTTATTCATGCAGGCTAATCATAGCCGAGGCTGCGGCTTGTTCTTTATTCCACACGAAAGGAGGTTGAAAGCAATGCAAATCCTGGCGAAGCAGGTAGAGATATGCGAGTTGACTGAGCAGCACGAGCAGATCGTTGCATCGGCCCTACGCGACGGCGTGATAACGCCTATTGAGAGAGCAGAGATTACGGCATCTGCCACAAGGATCAAGCTGGCAAGCATCAAGCAAGCCTGCCGGACCCGCATCGGCATCCGGATGATCCGGGGCGGCGAAATAGACCGGCATATGCAGATCGAAATCAGAGATTACCAGCGGTTGATGGACGAAGAGAAAGCCGCCGAATGCATGAACATTCAAGCGGCGTGAGGTGAGTACTCTGGCGAGGGCTCACAGAAAGGATACCACGGATGAAAGACAATGGCGAATTATCCCCCAAACGCACGGCCCTGAGACGGCGCATTGCCTCACTCTCAGGCAAGGTAGGCGCTGCCAGGAGGCAGAGTAAGCCGGGCTACGATGGGCGAGAGGCCGTGAGGCCGGCCACAGAGGCATTCTGGACCAAGCGCATGGATCGGGTCGACCCTAATCATACGCTGATGCCCGACGAGAGGATGCGCCTGGCTAAGAAACTCTGGCAGGCTGAGATGAACCTTGCGAAACTACAACGCGCTCAAGCTGAACTACGAAAGGCGGACTAAACCAATGATCGACATATTCCACGTTTTCATTGCTCTCTGTGTCGTCTGGACGCTCATCAGCGTCCTGATCGGGATGGTGTGCTTGTTTGAGAGCCTGGCGCACAGACGACCACACCTCGCTCCTGAGCCGCCTACAAAGCCCCTGGCTGGCCGGCTCCCTCTGCCCCAGGTTGAGACGAAGCCTTACCGCCAACTGAGGGCGCTGGACGACGGTGACGGCTGGTGGAAAGAGGAGCCGGGCGAGTGGGCGGCATACGCTGACAACATCATCTTTTTTGACCCGCAGGAACGCGCCTCCTATATCGCAGGGCTACCCGAAGCCACGAAGGAGGGCGGGAAATGATTCCGCTTTTATTCGCATTTGGCATCATGCTTGTCGGCTTAATCCTCGCGGTACACCGCGAGGTCAAGAGGGTAACGCGCTACCGGCAACGCGTAGACGAGAGGATGCGCCTCTACGTTGGCACAGGAGCGCATGAGCTGCCCGCTGTGGCCCCGAAGCCTTTAGCGGCATACAAGTTAGAGGTCGAGTCGCCCGCATACGACCGCATGAACGTGAGCGACGTGCTGCCCGACTGGATCAACGCGAAGCCGACGCTCAATGAGCTTGAGGCATGGCAGAGGCAGCGGGACAGGGCGAGGAAAGCAGCCGATAAGGCGTGAGCAGGCCGCGTTAGAGCCGGCAACATCGAAATCCGCCATCAGCGTGGTACAAACTCTAAAGGAGACAAACAAGGTGAACGATACACAAGAGAAACAGGACGTGATAGAGGACGAGCCGATTGAAGTACCTGAGCAGCGCGTGTTCGAGACGATACCACCGGGTACATACAACGCCCGCCTGGTGGCCTTCCGCACAACCGACCTTCCGGCCTGGAAGCTGAAGGGCGAGGAAGGCGAGGACAAGTACCAGTGGGAATGGGTGTTCGAGATCACCGATGGCGAGTACCAGGGCACACGCCTGACCGACTGGACGACCCGCAAATGGCACGAGAAGGCGAAGGCCCACAGGCACGCAGCGGCTCTTCTGGGGGTGCCTACGTTGACACCTGGCGTGAACAAGAGCACGCGGGAGCTCGCCGGCAAGTCAGCTCAGTTGTGGGTGACTGAGGTAGAGAGCAAGAAGGAGCCGGGGCAGTTCCGCAACTACGTTGACAAGGTAACACCGACGCCCACGCCCAGGATGCGCCCTCAGAAAGAGCAGGACAAGAGGCAGCGCGAGGCCGTGCCTCGGCAGCAGCTCCCTGGCTACCCTGCCGACCTGGACGACGATCCGGTCGAGGCGTTCTAGCTTACTATAGCCGGCGGCGCGCTCTCTTTGTTGGCTGGATACTACTGAGAGCGGCGTACACGCAAAGTGCCCGCCGGCACCACCTTCGGCCTGACCGCCCTTGTGTTGCTGAGTAAGGATAGAAACAGAGCAGGGCGGTCTTGCCGGGGTTATTCAGAATTGGAGGCAAACATGAGAGGCAAGCGAGAACCATTGGCTGATAGATTCTGGCGCTTTGTACTCAAGACAGATGACTGCTGGGAGTGGCAAGGCGCTCTTGATGGCGGTGGATACGGGCGAATCGGCGCGGACGGTAAACTCATCCGCGCCAGCCGCGCCGCCTGGTTCCTGACTTTCGGTGCGATCCCTGATGGGCTTTGGGTACTCCACCACTGCGACAACAGACGCTGCGTCAACCCTGACCACCTCTACTTGGGGGATCGGGCGCGAAACATGAAAGACGCTCACGAACGCGGGCGCATTGACTTGCACAAGGTTGCTAGTGCGCCTCGACCGGGGGCACGGAAGCGGGCTGACCCCGGCCCATCATGGTATGACGGGGAATACGATTAGGTCTCGTTACTAATAATTTGGAGGTTGGAATGAGTAAGAAAGATGAAAAAATAGCCCGTTATGAGCAGGCACTTCATGAACTTGAATGCGCGATGTGGGCAACCGGAACCGTCGTTCAAATGATGGAGCAGGTGCGCGCTATTGTGCGGGACGCAAGACAGATACCCGAAAGCGAACAATGTCGCACAGGTTATGAAATCAAGCTAAGGCAGTGGACGGGGGTAATTCCAAATGAGAGTTAGGGTCGGGGATTGGCTCCAAGTACACCCGGATGATTACAACTGGCAACAGTTGGCGGCGGGGCTTCCTGATAAGGAATACGGCCCGGTTGTCCAGATTGAGCGGGGTCGGCAGGAGCCATTTGTCACCATCCGATGCCGAGATGGGGTTCTTCTTTCTACGCACTTATCGTGCTTTCGTAGAACCAAGCGTCGATAGGTTCCGCTGGGGGATTGAAAATGCGAGTGGACAATAGCCCAATGCGGCTAGCAATAACAATCGGTAGGCTTTATATCATTTGGTTCCACCCAGCGAACTACAGCAGTTATTTGGGCAATGGCAGGCGGCTGGAGATTGGGTGGGATTAGGTACTGAGAACCTATCTCTCGTTACTGATAAAGGAGGCACAAAATGGAGTGTGCGGTATGCGGCAAGCCTGGGAGGAAGCGACGCGGTATCAAGCGGGTGCTCTGCGATGATTGCGCCCAGGTTGCCAGGAACATGACGAACCGGAGCCGTTTAGGTGGCAACCCCGGCTATCACGAGGAGTTTTCATCGCCGCCGAAGAACATCAGCGTCCCAATTGACGGCAACCTGGATACCTGGGAGTGGAAGAATAGGCGGCTCGAAGAATAGGTTCTCGGAACCTATCTCTCACTACTGATTTTAGGAGGGGTTATGGACGACTCTTTTTTGTTACTCATAGTCGAAACAATAAACGGCAAGCACACGATAACGTCGCGTGTCACCTCTCCGGCAGTACCGGAGAAGGGGAGCATAGTCCTGATAGATGATATTGCATATTGGGTTGAGAATACCGCGCTGTCCTTTGAGCGTGACGAGTTCCAATGGGCAGCGGTCTATGTTCACCCTGCCCTTGATTATGTGAAGTTGGGCGGCTCGAAGAAGAGATAGGTACTGAGAACCTATCTCTCGTTACGGATAATTGGAGGAACTATGGAGGCGCATTTGCGGGCGCGACACGCCCTGGAGCATGAGATCGAATTGCTGGAAATCGCGTTCCGGCTGCTTACTCGCACGGACTTATTCCCGCGCCATAGTTACGACAGCCATGCTAAAGAGCATGCAGTTGATGGAATACAGGACATGATTAGCACCCGCAAGAAAATGCTCAAGGAAAACTGGGAGGAAAAGCGTGGCAAAGATTGAAGAACAGGCCAAGCTTCGATGGCAACTAATCGAGGGGTGTTTGGTGGGCGACGAAGAGGGCTTTCGCGTTGCGTCTACGGACGGCATGACAACGGCGGAAAGGAACGACCTCGCACTTGCATATCAGATGGTGCGCGACCACAACGCCGCGCTCAAACTTGATACCCTGGTTGCCACTCTGGAAGAACTTGACCGCAGAATGAATGAGGACGAAACGTTCATGGTTGTTACCGAGGGCGACGAGGAAATCATCAAGTTCTACAACATTCCGTGTGGCCCCTGGCATCACATCCTAGGCATGATAAGAGGCCTATAGGTCTTGAGAGGAGGCAGCAAATGGCAAAAACGGAAACCAATATGACGGTTACTTTCGTTAAGAGCAGGACAAGAGGCAGCGCGAGGCCGTGCCTCGGCAGCAGCTCCCTGGCTACCCTGCCGACCTGGACGACGATCCGGTCGAGGCGTTCTAGCTTACTATAGCCGGCGGCGC